GAGCAAGGCAGATTGCACATGGTCAATGTGTGGCCGGAGCTGGAGAAGGAGATGGTGAACTTCGATCCGGAGTCCACCCGGGAATCGCCGGACCGCATGGACGCCATGGTGCACGCCTGCATCAAGCTGATGGCCGGGGAGCGCCGGCAGATGCGCATTGGGTACCCAGGGACCTACGACTTCCAGCTGGACCAGAGCATGTACGACTTGGGCAGACTTATCTGATCGGTGCTGGCCCTTGCCATGGGCGCACCCGTACGCTATGCGCATGCTGATCATCGGCCTGATACTGGGCGCCCTTACGGTCGCGCGGGCCACCCGGTTTCTGGTGGCCGATCGCCTCGCCGTGGGCTGGCGCCGGTGGGTGGTGAACAAGTGGGGGGCCGAGTCCCTGCCCTCATACCTGGTTCATTGTCCATGGTGTATGAGCATGTGGATTGCGATTCCGGTGATGCCCGTGGCGGCCCTGTTCCCCAACAGATGGGTGATTGCGGCCCTGGCCATCCTCCCCGCCTCCTACATCACCGGCCTGCTGGCAAAGGCAGAAGGGGAGTAACACCACATGGCCTTCACCCGCAGGAAGGCGGTGCCGACCGCCACCGGGCACGACGAACCGGTGCAGAGTCTGGTCGCCTCGGCCGTCCGGATCACCAACCTGGAGGGTCGGGGCTGGCCGGCGTACAAGTTCGGCGACATCACCTGGCAGACGGAGGCCTGGCGCCTTTACGACGTGATCGGTGAGCTGCATTTCCTGGCCAACTGGATCGGTTCAGCTCTGTCGCGTGTGCGACTGTACGTCGCCGAGGTGGACGACAACGGCCGGGTCCAGGGGGAGACCAAGGACAAGAAGGTGGCCGCCCTGGCCGACTCTTTGCTGGGCGGGCCGGCTCGGCGGCCGGAGCTGATCAAGGCACTGGGCATCAACCTGACCATCGCCGGGGACGCCTACATCATTGGACGCGGCACGGACGACCCGAAGTCGGACGAATGGTTCGTGCTGAGCTGCTCGGAGCTGCGACGATACTCTCGGACCGGCCGGGTAGAGATGATCAACTACACGGGCGAGCCAGAAACCTTGGACCCCGAAACCGACATGATCATCCGGGTGTGGACGCCGCACCCGCGCCGCACCCTCTGGGCTGACTCCCCCACCCGAGCCGCCATGCCGATGCTATTCGAAATCGAGCGCCTCACCCGGTACGTGTTCGCCCAGATCGACTCCCGGCTGGTGTCCGCCGGGATCCTGCCCATCCCCAAGGAGACCTCGTTTCCCGATGAGAACGGCCTGGAGACCAGTGGGGCCGAGGCCCTGAGTCAGACCATCCTGCGCTACGGCTCAGCCTCCCTGAAAGGTGAAGGTACCGCTGCCGGCGTCGTTCCGGTGGTGGTGGAGATGCCGCTGGAGGCCCTGGGAAAGATCGGAGTGGTGGAGTTCGGGTCCACGCTCAGCTCCCAGGCCCTGGATCTTCGGGCGGAGGCCATTCGCCGGTTCGCCTTGAGCATGGATATCGACCCTTCCATCCTGTCCGGCGCCGGTGAAGCCAATCACTGGGGGGCATGGCAGATCATGGAGGGCCAGGTCAAGATCCATATTGAACCGTTGATCGGCCGCGTGTGCGACGCCCTGACCCAGGCCTACCTGGTGGCGGCCCTCAAGTCGATCAAGAAAGACTCGGACAAGTACGTCCTCTGGTACGACACCGCCCCCCTCACTGTGCGCCCCGAGCGACTCAAAGACACCCGGGAGATGTATAACGACGGACTGGTTTCGGCCAACGCCGTGCGCCTGTCCGGGGACTACAAAGAATCCGACGCCCCCACCGATGAGGAACAGGCCCAGAAGTTTGTCCGGGAGCTGATGCTCCGCGACCCCAACCTGTTCCAGATCCCAGCGGTACGCAACCTGGCCGGGTTCAGCGACGAGCTACTGCCCCCCGATAAGGTGTTCCCGCCACAGGGAAGTGGTCCAGGTGGTGGAGGGTCTGGGCCCCCTCCGCCACCGCCACCCCCCACCGGGATCAGTGACACCACAGCCGGCCCCATCCCACAGGACAGCGTGGCCCAGAACGCACCCGGCGGCCCTCCCCCTGGACCGCCGGCCGGGATCACCGCCAGTGCCAGCGTGGCCCCACTCAACCTGTTCGTGATCGCCAACGCCACCGTGCTGCGGGCCCTGGAGTTGGCTGGGAAGCGGCTGGCCGGCAACGACCGGCAGCAGTTCGCCTGCTCCCCCTACGAGCTACACACCCGGATCCCGGTGGCCGGGGAAGAGAAAGCCAAGAAGCTGCTCAACGGGGTGTGGGAGCACCTATCCGTGCTGGCCGAGCAGGTGGACCCCAGCCTGGACGTAGTGCAGCTACAGCTAGCCCTGGACGGGTACTGCACCGCGCTGCTCACCCACGGCAAGGCACACCACGTCGTGCTGCTTCGGGAATACCTGACCCGGTCGGGGATCCTTCATGGGTCGCAATGAGGACGAGGCACGGCTGACGCAGGTTGTGGGCGGAGTCCTTCGGTCCTGGCTGGACAAGGCCCGGGCGGCTGTGATGAAGCCGTTCCAGCCGGACCCCACTCAGATCTACGGTCTACAGGGAGCCTGGGAGTCCGATGTGGACACCATCCTGACCGAGATCGGGAAGATTGGCCTGGGGGCGTGGAGTGAGGCGACCGGAGTACCGCCGGTGTCCCGGCACGCGTTCATCGTTTCGTATCTATCGGACGTCCGGTCACTATTGGTACGGATCCCCGACGAGGTGGCGAATCTGGTGTTCGCGGAGATCACGGATGGTGTGAACGCCGGGGAGGACCGGGACCAGATCGCGGCTCGGGTTGATCGAGTGCTGTCCTACACAGGGTCGGAGCGGTGGCCAAATCGAGCAAGAACCATTGCTCAAACAGAAACGACTCGGGCGCGCGCAGCCGGCACCATGGCCGCCGGTATCGAGCAGGGACGCGTCACCGGGAAGGGCCTATACAAGACCTGGGACGCCAAGGACGATAACCGTGTGCGCGTTGATCACCACGCCGTTGATGGGACCACTGTTCCAGTGGGCTCGGTCTTCTACGTGGGCGGGTTCCCGATGATGTTCCCGGGCGACCCGACCGCCCCACCGGAGCAGGTCATCAACTGTCGGTGCTCGCTGCGGATCGGAGACGGCAATGGTTGATCCCAACCCGGCGCGGGGAATGCCGCTGCCGTTCCAGAAGTACTGGCTGGCCGGCAAGGGGGCGGCCAAGATCCGGTGGAACATTCCCGGTGACTTCAAGCGGTGTGTGCGCAACCTGCGCAAGTACTTCCCGCAGAACCCTGAAGGCCTCTGCAACATCCTGCACACCAAGGCGACCGGTGGCCCGCCCGGACACGGGTCGGCCGAGAAACCGCTACACGCCTTGCACGCCTCCATGGTGGGCCACTACAACCTTGAAGCACTCACGGCCGCCCAGGCCCTGATGGACAAGCAGCCGGAGCTGGGCCGCTACACCTGGGCCGCCCCCCTGGCCCCCATCGGGCGCCCCACCTCCGAGCCCCGGCGGTCCCGGGTGTTCGAGCCTGGCTCCCTGTACCACCGGACGCTGCCGCTGCCTCTGGACTTCCGGGAGCGTCAGGCGCCCGGCCACACGGGCGCCGTCACCGTGGGCCGGATCCTGGGCCTGACCTACGGCCCTGATCACCAGGGCAATGAGTACGCCTGGGGCTGGGGTGACTTCCTTGACGAGTCAATTATCCCGGACGCAACAAAGGCCCGCTACCTGGCCGAGCAGGGTGTCTACGGCACCAGCCTGGACCCAGGCGGCCCGATCACGGCCGGCGTGGACCCGGAGTCCGGCCAGGAACACATGATCAAGTTCGGCATCGGTGGCGCCACCATGGTCCCCATCGAGGCCTTCACCTTGATGCGGATGCACGTGTTCGACAGTGAGGATGGGGACTGGCCCGAGGACGACCCGGACATGCAGGGAGTCCTCGATGGAGAGGACTGTGGCTGCTCAGAGTCCAGTAGGCCAACCATCAAGGCAACTGCTCCTAAGGGCTGGGGTGCCACCCCCGATACCTATGCCGTCAACTCCAGTGGCTGGCGTGGGTTGCCCCTGGCTCCACGGGAAGCCGTGTTCG